GAGCGATGGGTTCGTGGCTTTAGCTACGAATTTGATTCACAACCTGAAGTAGAAATTTTTACAGTAAATGATGCAGCTGCTAGCGCAGTTGTAGGCACATCAACTCTTCCACAATTCAAAGAGTATGATCCATTTTTTATTCAAGTAACAGACACTCGTTCATATTTCGGTATTAATGGTGAGGATCGTTTTGCATATTCAAAAAAGCAGTTAGAAGCAGCAACACAGAAAGCAGTTGAGCTAGAACTTTGGGAAGGTAAAGCTGCAATTGCTGAAACAAATGGGAATGACTTTTTAAGGGAAACAGCAATAGCATCAGTAGTAAATTCTGGAGCACTTGCCCCAGCAACAGCACTTATGCTGTTAGAACAAGCAGTTTCTTCATCACCAGCAGGTACAAACGGAGTCATTCACATGACCCGCGATGTTGCGTCGATCCTTGGATCTCGCATCATCTACTTGCCAGCAGATGGAGGGAAAACAGGTAAAGCAATGACTCGCTTAGGAACAGAAGTTGTCATTGGTTCTGGTTATACAGGTGCTGGTCGTCTTGGAGACGCCAACACCACAGCATCTGCTTCTAATAAGTGGATGTTTGCAACTGGACCTGTTGATGTACACCTAAGTAAGATTGAGATTGTAAACGAAAATCTCGGTCAAGGAGCAACTGTAAGCACGAACACAAATGACTTAACAGTCAGAGCGGTTCGTTCAGCTGCGGTATACTTTGATCCAAGCATTTTCTTTACAGTTCGTCTTGCACTACCCACAACCTAGTAAGAAAAAACAAAGGAGAACACTGGAATGGCCACTCAGGACTACGCGGCTAGCGTCCAAGGTGTGGCGATCCGAGTCACTCGACTCGACGCTGCTGGCAATCTGCTCAATGGAGCAGGAGACAGCTACACCACCTCGGCGTTTCTTCGCACATCTTTCACCCCTGAATATGAAGAGGGTGACGAAATCGTTGAGAAGTCAGCAGACGGCACTGTATGCGTGTCATACAAAGCCCCTGACACACTCAAGCGCATCACAATGGAACTCGCAATTTGCGAACCAGATACAGAACTTTCACAACTAATCTCAGGCGGTTTGTTGCTTCGTAAGAACTTCGGTTCTTTCGCATCACCAGACAATAAGTCAGTCGGTTGGGCCGCACCTTCCGTTGGCGATGATCCAACAGGTAATGGTGTTGCATTAGAATGCTGGTCATTTGCTGTCGCAGATGGTCGCCGTGCATCAACTAACCCATACTTCCACTGGGTATTCCCATACGTCAAGCTTCGCCAAAGCGGAGACCGCGTAATTGAAAATGGAATGCTTGCCACAACCTTTGAAGGTTATGGACTTGGAAACATTAACTTTGGCGCTGGTCTAGATGGCCGTTGGGAGTATCCAGTAGCTACTGAGCGCTCATATTCATACGCTCGAGCTAACTTCTCACCAACAGGTCTAAAAGGCTTCTTCCGCTGGTTTGCTAACTCAACAAAGGCAATTTCAAACAAAGCCTTAACATCAAACATTGCAACACTTACAACAAGTACTGCACATGGTTTTGAAGTTGGTCAGAGCGTAACAGTGAGCACAGTTGATGCAACATTCAACGGTACTTACACAATTACAGCAGTACCAACCACAACAACCTTCCGCTATACAAAGACTGCAGGAGATGTCGCATCTGCAGCAGTCAGCCCAGCGGGTTCAGTACTTCGTAACCGTGGATACCTTGCAGTAACAGATTTTGCTTCACAAGGATCTACATCTCTATACAACGTTCCAGGTAGCGAAGAGTACAACGAAGATCTACCAGTTGACTTCATTATTGCATCAACTGAGGATCCAACCGCTTAATTCAATAGGAGAGGCGGGCACTAAGCCGATGGTTTTAGGACTACGGTTTGTGCCCGCTTTCTTAATTAAAGACGAGGTGAGATTATGAGTAATCTTTGGGTAACACCAGAAGAGCTAGGTGCTTACACTAATTCAGATTATGCCTACGAAGCTTGTAAATCAGCGTCTTATCTACTTTGGGGAATGTCAGGCCGCAAATTTAGCGGTGTAACAACAGTAACAGAACGATATGTATCTTCTTACGATCCATACCTTAGATCAGGTGGATCTAGTCTTGTTTACAGCCCAGTTTTAATAAATGGAGATGTTGTAAATATGGCCTCTGGTGGTCGATACGCAGAGGATGATTTTCAAGGTGACGGTACATCTTCAAACTCCCGTGTCCGCCTTCGTGGTCGCAAGGTAGTTAAAGTACACACTCTTCGTGACCTTGATGGAAATATTATAGAACCAAGTAAATATTATCTCTCTGACCACTCAACAATTTTTGGAGTTGCAGGAGCAGGATGGTCACCTTCTCAAGTAGAAGTTACCTATACATATGGAAGCCCTCCTCCTTCAGCAGGTCGTTCAGCAGCTCGTGTTCTAGCTACAGAGTTAGTAAAACTTTATGAAGGTGATGACACCTGCGCTCTACCGCAACGTGTAACTTCTATATCTCGTCAAGGTGTTTCATACACTCTTCTTGATAGCCAAGATTTTATTGATGAACTTAAAACAGGCATATATGCTATTGATCTTTTCTTAAAAACTGTAAACCCAGACAAAGCTCGTGCTCGTTCTCGTGTATTTAGCCCTGACCAGCCGCGAGCTCGTCGCATTACTGGAGCTTCTCCTCTCTACCCATTAAGCGCATTTGACATATATTCGACTGCAGACGGGGCATCTAACCTTTATTATTTCTCAGAAGTTAATGCAGATTTTCTGGATGGAAGCCAAGCTTGGACTATTCAAATAGATTTTTCTGATATTAACAGCAACACCACAACAACTATTGCTAATGCTGCCTCTATTGATAGAACAGAAAATACAATAACAATGAGTGCAACCTACAAGCAGGTATTAGATGCAATAGGCCCTCGTGATCCAGGAATTATGGATATGTACGCTGTCCGTCCAAGTCTTGCAAATGCGGCTGTTTCCGAGATTGTTCCTCTACTTTCTAGTAACATTATCATGCAACTAGGCGAACGAACAATTCCAATCTATACTGTGTAACTAGAGAAACTAAGAGACAAGAGGACGCTATGACTATACATATTGATACAGCAACTGTAGATGAATCTGCAAAAAATTTAGCTGCTCTTATGCAGGGAGTCCTTGACTCTGTTATTAGTACATATGCATCATACACAATGCCACTTCCAGGACGTAGATACTGGACCCTAGGAACTCCTTCTGTAGACTGCGAGCAGGTAGTAGTTTCAATGATACAAATGTATATCGGCTCTCCAGGAGATGAAGCAACAGAGCCTAGACGCTGCAACGACCCACGCAGTGCAACTCTTTTAGTTTCTGTCTCTAGAGAAGTACCTACAGTATCTGCCAGCGGTAAGGCTCCAGCAGCAGATGATATTCAAGATTTTTCAGAGATTTCTGCATATGATGCATGGATTCTCCTTGACAGTTCACGAGCACTTGACCAGTGGGCAACGGGTGGTTCATTTGGTTTAGGTGTAATTGCAACAGTAGAGACAGGTTCTCCTGAAGGCGGTTTTCAAACAGTTACAATGACTATTACCGTAGCGGTTCCATAATGGCTAATGTTAGATTTTACAGCGTAGTTTTAGATAACTTTCTTAACAATCCTACTGGTGACGTAGGTAAATTTTTAGATAACAAGGGAAAAGAAATTCTTGCACTTGCTAAGGCAAAGGTTGGTGTGAGAACAGGAAAGCTTCGTAATTCTCTACATATGAGACATATGAGAGATTCACGAGGTCAGTACGTTTGGGTCGGATCTAAACTAGATTACGCATTAGCCCACCATGAAGGCACAAGGCCTAGAACAATAACTCCTAAAAGCGGAAAAGTACTTCGTTTCGTTTCAAGAGGTCAGATTGTTTACGCCCACAGTGTTCAACATCCTGGTACAAAAGCTAATCGTTATTTAAGTGAAGCTCTTAGAGCCAAGGTATAATTACTACAACGACAGAAAAGGAACAATATATGACAACACGATTCAAAGATTTTGGTTCTGGAGGCACACAAAACTCTGAGCCAATTTCATTCAAACTTCACGATGAAGAGTTTGAGTGCTATAAAAATCTTCAAGGAAGTGCCCTCTTAAGTCTTGTTGCAAAAGCTGGAAGTGGAAACGCTTCTGATGCAGCAGACACTGTAAAAGATATCTTCTCGAAAGCTCTTCTTCCAGAGAGCTATGAAAGATTTCTAAAACTTATCGATGATAAGGACAAGATTGTAACTGTAGAAGCGCTAGGAGAAATCACTGGCTGGTTAGTAGAACAGTACTCGGGCCGTCCTACGCAGGGGCCAGAGCAATCGCAGAGTGGGCAGTCGACCTCTGGCCTTATCTAAATGGTAAAGCTCTAACGAACGGACTTGAATTGGTAACTATGGATATGTCAGACATGCTAGACGTTCTGCACTATTACATGGAAACTGATTTTCGTGTGTCAAGTGCTGAACAAGCGGAAGCTCGTGATAAAGCACGGAGCATTATCTACAAGAGTCTATATAACAAAGAATATAGATTAGGTAAATCAGATAGAGAATATTCATACCCCACAGCCAGTGGGTCTGAGAATAACTTTGATGATGGAGACCCATTAAAAGGTCCAACGAAATCATATGTCCCACCGACAGATTTCAATGAAAACTCTGGAAAACCTTTCGGAGATATTCTAGACGCACCATTAGGTAGTTAGGAGGTGATGGCATGGCAATTGTAGGTGAAGCATCGGTAATTGTTCGTGCCGTCACCACTGGCGTAAAGAGAGACATTGAAAAAGCTTTTGATGGAGCTGATCGAGTTGGAGAGCGTGCTGGTAACGATGCTGGTTCAAGTTTTAGTAAAGGTTTTAGAAATAAATCAAGTGGAGATGTAGCATTTCTATTTGGTAAATCTTTATCTCAAGGGGATGTTAATAGGTTTGGTGATGCTAGAGAGAAATTTCTATCTCTTGCAAGAACTGGCTTTACTTTAGCTACATCCCTTACCGCTTTAGGTGGCATTATAGGTACAGTAGTAGGTGGTTTAGGTGTTCTAGTTTCTATAGCAGGTGCAGCTACACCAGCCTTGTTAGGTTTATCTGGTTCATTTTTAGCTGTTGCAGCTTCTGCTGCCGTTCTTAAGGCAACTTTTGGTGGTGTAAGTGAAGCTATTAGCGCAGGGGCTAAAGTAACGGGCGGTGCAGCAGTTGATGCTAATACATTAAGAGCTGCAAACGAAAGAGTAAGCGATGCTTTATTCAATCAAACTCAAACTTTAAAAGAAAACACAGCAAGAAAAGAAGAAGGAGTAAAGGCTACAGAAGATGCCGCACGTTCCCAAGCCGACGCTGCTATTGGTGTGGAAAGAGCAGAAAGATCTTATAGGGACGCAGTAAAGGGCTCAGAAAAGGCACTTCAAGATGTAACTAAAGCTCGTGAAGAAGCTAAAGAAGCAATCCAACAGCTTCGCTTTGAGCTTGAAGGCGGAGTTATCTCTGAAAAGAAAGCACGCCTTGAGTTTGAAAAAGCTCGTGACTCTTTGCAACGTGTTCAAGACCTTCCACCTAACTCCCGTGCTCGCCGTGAGGCTGAGCTTGCCTTCGCTGAAGCAGATCTTAATCTTCGCCGTGCAATTGATAAAAACAATGACCTTCGTAAAGCAACAACAAAAGCAAATAATGAAGGCGTAGACGGTAATGAAAAAGTAATTTCCGCACAAGAAAAACTAATTTCCGCAAGAGAAGCAGAAAATGATGCAAATATTGAAACAGCCAGAGCGGTACTATCTTTAAAGGATGCTACTGAAGCTCTCAGTAAAGCTAGAGAATTTGCAAAAGCTGGTGGAGAGCTAGATATATTAAACAACAGAAGGCTCGAGCTTGCTACCAGAGAAGTAAGAGATGCAAAAATTGCCCTAGCTAACGTTAAGAATCCTGGAACAAATGAGTTCCAAGCTGCTCTAGATAAACTCTCTCCTGCTGCACAAGATTTTGTAAAATACATTCTTAGCCTTAAAGATGCTTTTGAAGAGCTTCGCAAGAAGCTTCAAGAAGCTTTCTTCCCTAACTTTACTGCAGCAGTTAAGCTCCTTGTAGAAACTCTTTTACCTGCTTTAGAAGAATCTTTAATAACACTTGCAGCAAAACTTGGAGAATTAGCTTTACTTTTTGCAGAAGGATTTACAACTCCTAAAAAAGTAGAAGAATTAAAGATTATTTTTGACTCCTTTACTCCAATTATTGATGCTTTAGGTAAAGCATTTATTGCTCTTGCCTCAGCGTTTACCACTCTTACAGCAGCCTTTACCCCCTACACAATTGAGTTTGCACAATTTCTTCAGAAAAAAGCTGAGGCTCTCAAAACAACTATCGAGCTAAAAGAAGCTACTGGAGAGCTTGCAGCAGTATTTGAAACAGCTACAGAAATAGTAAGAAAGCTAGGAGAAGCTCTTGGAAATACTTTTAGTGCTTTTGGTACTATTATTTCTGCAACTGTTGCTCCCGGTGGAGCAGCAGATTACTTCTTAAAATGGCTTATAGGGATAACAGAAGGCTGGGAAGCAACAACAAAGAAATTAAATGAAGAAGGAAAACTTGCTCCCTTCTTACTTAATTTAACTAAAGCTAGTACGTTATTATTAGAAATTATTGGTTTAATAACTATAGGATTTTTACAGATAGCTGCTTCTCCAGGATTTATATCTTTCCTTGAATCTATGAAGCAAGTAGTTATCATTTTTAATGAGGTAGGTTTAGAGCTGAGCAAAGAAGGCGGGGCTCTTGATGCATTTGGAAAATTTGCAATAGAGTTTGCTAAATTTATTAGAATAATTACAGAATCAGAATCTATTGTTATATTTTTTAGAACCTTAACTTTTATTTTACAAGGTTTAAACGCAGTTTTAGGTACCGAGTTTGGTCAAACTCTTCTAGCTATTAGTGGAGGACTTCTTGCATTTAGCGCAGCTACTAATCTAACTGGCAAGGCATTTACTTTTTATGGTAATTCCCTGAAAGGTGCCTTACTAGGCATGACATCTTTCATAGATAAGGGTCTTATACCTTTTGGAGTTACATCAATGCCAATGGCAGGTGGCATAGCAAAAATAAGACAAGAGTTAATGTTCTTAACATACGGAATAGGTTTTGTCAGCACTGGTTTTATAGTTGCTACCGCTGCTATTGTTGCAATAGTAGCTATTTTTGTCCTTGCATATAAAAATAGCGAAGATCTTAGAAAAGCAATGAGTTTATTGGTAACTACAGTAGGAAAAACTTTAAAAGAAGCTTTTAAAACAATTAGCGATGCTATCAACGATGCAATAGGCAATACTGACGGTTTACAAAAAGGTTTTAAAGCTCTTGGAGATTTCCTTGCACAATATATAGTTCCAATTATTCAATTTGCTTTAGTTACAGCTATAGATGTTGTTGCAGGTGTTATTAGTGTGGCAATTAGAATCGTTGCAGGGTTCTTTAAAGCCTTCTTTGACCCTTGGGCAGGATTACAACTTATAATCTCTGGTTTTGTTCAGTTCTTCAAAACTATATTTAAAAACTTTATTGATTTTATAAGAATGCTAAATGTTTTTGCGCCGTTAAGTGACGGACTTAAAGCAACAATAAATAAAATGATTAGAATGTGGAATAATTTTAAATTAGAGCTTAAAATTCCTAGCAACTCGGTTACAAAATTTTTAGGAATCTCTGGAGCTGGTTTTACTATTGAAACCCCTAATATTGATTACTTAGCTAAGGGTGGAATTGTCCCAGCTACATCTAGTGGAACTTTAGCTATGATTGGTGAAGCAGGTAGACCAGAGCGTGTAGAGCCTCTTGATCCAGATGGGTTATCAAAGCGTGACAAGGCTATGATTCAAATGCTTTCAGGTCCTGCTGGAGGAATTAATATCACTGTTAACCCATCTCCAGGAATGGATGAACGTGAACTTGCTGCTCTTGTCTCCCGTCAACTTGCTTTCCAACTTCGTAAAGGTGCTGCATAATGGCTGAAGTATTTAATCAAAGAGAAGAGAACAGCACGGTAGATCGTGCTTTAATTCCGCTTCAACAGCCACATCTAACTGGCATGAAGCTAAAAGGCGATATTGCCTTGGGCGAGTTTCTTTTCAATACTATTGATGAGTACGGCGTTGTTTGGGTTATTACAGAAATTGAAGGTTGGTGGCAACACCCAGAACCAGATATGCCAGATATCCCTCGTGGTTTTGGTGATGGATCTTATGACATTAAGGGTCGATACCAAGCAAGAATTCTTAACTTACAAGGAAGCTTTTTAACTCCTGACCCATCTTTAGTTGAGGCAGCTCGTGACCGTCTTATTGCTGCTACAAACCTTGTATATAGAGGCGAATGGTTAAAGACAGGAATTGAATCTGATAACAAGCGTTCCTCTTTTGTAAGACTTAGCGGAGCACCAAATATACAAACCGTTACAGCAAGAGGTCGCACAGACTTTTCTATTGGATTAAAAGCAGCTGACCCAATCAAGTATGCGTGGAACGACTCAGACCCAGATGGTTATGAGAGAGTTGAAGTTCCAGCAACTAATAGAACTACGGGAGCTACTGGAATAGAAACTATTACCAACATTGGAAATGTTGATGTTCCCGTTAATTTTGAAATCTCTGGGCCTATTACAGGACCAGCGCGTGTCTACAATAGAACTACAGATAAGCTTCTCTACATCGTATCTAACCTTAGAGGACGCCTAACTTCTTCAATTGTTAATAAGCAAGTAGATTTTAGTGAAGATACTTTAGAGGATATTGTAACTTTAACTACCACTACAGCTCACGGACTCCTTCAAGGAGATACCGTAGAAATCAGTGGTCTTGCAGAGACAGATCTTAATGGTGACTTTTTTATCACTGAAGTTCCTACATCTACAACATTTAAGTACAGTCTTTTTCCTCTTAATAGAGCTATCACAAAGACAGTTGTTGCAAAGAAGCTAGTAAGCAATGTAGCTACAATCTTTACAAAAGAAGCACACGGGTTTGTTGGCGGTAACACTGTTTTTCTAAAAGACATAGATTCTGTTTTTAGTGGTAACTACACTGTTGTCTCTGCCCCTACAGTTACATCTTTTACATTTTCAAAAGATAGAAGCACTGCAAGAACTGTTACTGGAGCTATTTTAGTATCTAATACAGCAACCCTTACAACAAGTGAGGCTCACGGCTACGTTGAAGGTGAAGATGTGACTATTGCAGGTTTAGATCAAAACTATAACGGAACATATAGAATAACTTCTATCCCATCGGTTACAACTTTTAGCTACACTAAAACAAGAACAGATGCAAGGGCAATAACTACTAGGTCTATGACTAACGATGTTGCAACAATCACAATGAGCGGAACTCATGGCTTTGTTCAAAATGAAGTAGTTGCAGTATCTGGTATGGAAAGAACAGCAAATCAAACTGCCCTTGACTTTGAAAATCCATTCAATGGAGTTTTTGTTATTAAAAGTCTACCCTCTACCTCTTCATTTACTTACGATGTTCCTAGACTATACAGTTCTACAATAACAACAACTTCACGCTCTTCCAATGTTGCATCTATTACTGTTGCAGAAAGCATTCAAGCAACTGTTGGGGACACAATAGTAATTCAAGATTTAGCAAATACTTCCTACAACGGAACATTTACTGTAACAGCAGTTCTCAGCAGTACTACCTATGTATTTGCCTCGGCTGGAACAGATGAGGCTCCTATTGGTGTGTCTACAGGAAAAGTTAGTTTACTGTCTATACGACCATTGAGTGCAGTGGTAGTTGCTGGTAACTTTGATATTATTTTTAGCGGTACGCATAATTTTATTGTTGGAGAAAACGTTACTGTTTCTGGTCTAGGTGCTCCTTATGATGGAACCTACTCTGTTCTAGATACCCCACAATTTAACGTTATTCGCCTTAATGGAACTGGTAAACCTCCAATTAATGCTGTATTAACTCCATTTATATCTTTACGAGCAAGAACTGCAAACACTGTAACAATAACTACTGCATCTAATCATAATTTAACTAATAGTCAGTATGTAAGAGTTGTAGGTCTTGAAGCTGCTTTAAACGGTTCATATGTAGTTACAGTTACTGGAGCTACTACATTTACTTATACAACTCTAAGCTCTGGAACTATTGCTTCATCTGCCCCGAGCGGTAGTGCAGGGACAGTTTATGTTTTAGGTGCAAATGTAACAGGATCACGGTCTGTAGCTTCAATTGCAGATGTTGGAGAAGCTAGAGTAAGTGGTGGCCTTCCATTTGCTTCTTACATTGCTGGATCTGCGACTATTAATGGGAACATAGTTAACGCTGATGGAAGTGAAGTGGAAGCAGCTGGCATTGCTGTTAAAAAAGCTAATATAGCTTTTACTCCAGGTTTGACTGGTGCACTAGTAGACTTTGGCCCAGACATTTTAGAAGTTGACACTCTAACTAGAGATGTTGCTCTAAATGGAAGCTATGAAGGAGCTAGAGCAAAGTTAGATGTTCTTACAGAATTTTTCTTCTTACAACCTGGAGCAAATGAGATAGAATTTGCAGATGATAAAAACTCTGTAAGTACTGGACTATTAAAGGTATTTTATAGGTCTGGCTGGCTAGGATAAAAAAGGATAAAAATGACATTAATTGACACGACACTGACAAACGTTGACTATCGATATTTCCTTACAGACTTAGTCTCTAATGAAGTTCTAGCTGAAGTACCTTTTTCTGGTGTTTCATATGAAAGACAGCTTCGTAAAGCTGGTGCTTTTAGTGGAACCATTCCTGTAATTGCTGCTACCAATAAGTTAAATTTGTATGAAGCAACTATGCCTGGCCGCACTGGTCTGTACGCTATGCGTAATGATGTTTGCGTATGGGGTGGAATTGTTTGGGCAAGAAAGTATGATGAATCAAGTAAATCTCTTACAGTAGATGCTTCAGAGTTTACAAG